CATAAATATTCATTGACGGAGTTAGAAAATATGTTGCCTTGGGAGAGGGAGGTGTATATCAATCTGTTGGTCGCTCATCTAAAAGAAGAGCGTGATAAAAGAAAAAGGGAGATAAAGTAATGGAAGAGAGTATTACAGTACCATCTGATAAAAAAGAGGTATCAAAAAAAGTAAACGTAGAATTAGAAGTTGACACATCTGTAAAAGATTTAGGACCTAATCCATACGCTAAATTAATTCATTTGGCAAGAGCAGTAGATAGTTGGAGAATATTTCCAAGAGTGTTTATATCTACATACATTTATCTATTATATAAAGTAGTAATTTGGTATATGAATTTATCAAGTCCTACTATGGAACAATCAGGCTTAGTATCAATCGTAGTTGGTGCTGGAGCGGCTTGGTTTGGTCTATACACAGGTAGTAGAGCAAAATCAGATAAGAAATAATTAAATGCCCGAACAATATGTACTAAAAGACGAATTAGCAAAAGAAGTAGTTAAGTCTATGAAACCTAATTTAGGTGGTAGACGTGTTATGGGTAATAAAGATAGTTTAGATATTGAAATTAAAGAAAATAAAATATTATCTGATTTAAAAGAAAATAGTTTAAAACAAAACAATCATTTACAAAAAATATCTTATTCAATGTCTGCTATGGTAGGTTTTGAAAGAGATAAACAGCGTAGAGCTAAAGATCAACAAACTGAATTAGCCAGAGAACTAAAAAAAACTATGGCAAGAGGTGGTGCTATGGGTCCTAGTGGTGTAACAGGCTCACCTAAAACAATGAGTGGTGAAGGTGGTGGAATGGGGATTATGGGTAAAGCATTAGCATTTTTAGGACTAGGTACTGCTGGAACTGCTGGTGCTAAACAATTACTAAAATTAAGAGGTTCAAAATTAGGTGGAGGTACTGAAAGATTTTTTGGTGTAAATAAAGGTTATGACCCTAGAGCTGCTAAAAAATTAGGTGTAGGTGGTACAGCAAAAGCATTAGGAAAAAGAAGTTTAGGAGGTTTATCAAAAATGGCTACAGGTAAAGCTGGTGTCTTATCTGCTCTATTTGCTATACCATCTTTGATGTTAGATTATTCTGATATGAAAAAATCACAAGCTGAAGGTGATGATTACGGCGCTAGTGAGGCACAAGAAAGTATGGTAGGAACAGGAGGTGCTGTAGCTGGATCTCTTGCTGGAGCGGCTACTGGTGCTGCTATTGGTTCTGTTGTTCCTGTAATAGGTACGGCAATCGGTGGTTTAATAGGTGGTTTAATAGGTGGTTTTGGTGGTTCTAAATTAGGTAAAGGATTATTTAAAACTAAAGCAGAAAAAGAAGCAGAAGCGGCTAAAAAGAAAAAAAATGAAGAAGAACTGGCTAAAAAATATAATTACGATAAACTTAATCCTAAAGATTTAAGTAAAGAAGCTGAGAAAGCACCTGAAATGAAAGAGGCCAAAAAAGGCATTGATATGACTAAAAAACCTGATTTATCAGCTACAGCAAAAGTTGAGGGTGGAAAAGTTACAGGTGTTGAAGGAGATATGGCTTCAATATTAGCGGTAGAGAGATTGAAATTAGGAAAAACTAAAGCAGGACAAAAATCAAGTGCTGATTTTGATAAAATGATGTTTGGTGATACTTTTGCTGGTCAAAGTAGAGAATTAAAAGAGGGTGAAGGAGCTAGAAGTACCGAAGATATTATTGAAAAAGATGGTAAGAAATTTGCTGTATCAAAAACTAGTCAAATTAATTTAAATGATGCCGAACAAGAAATTGCTAAAAATGGTTATATGAAGTTATATAACGATATATTTGGATATTACTATGAATTATATAAAAATAAAGACTTTCAAAAATTATTAAAAAATGATCCTGATAAAGCTAAAGACGCTGAAAAGATAATATTTGATAAAGTACAAGATCAAATATTTGGCAGAGGTAGAAATTTAGGATTTGCTTCAGCAGCATATTTTAATGGTATGATTAGAAATAATAAAGCAAGTGAGATTATTAATAGAGCACAACAAAACGCTTATGCTGATGCTAAAAAAATAGGAACCGAAGAAGCAGGTAAAACAATGTTTGATAAAGTTAAAGGTTTCTTCAAAGGTTTTCAAGGAGAAGAGGCAGGCACAGCAGGCGATATTGCTGGAGAAGCTGCTATGGAAAATGCTGCTGGCGATCAGACTGAAACACAAAAACCAGGCGATAAGAAAAGTATATTTTCTAAATTTAAAACAGTATTGAGAGGTTTAGCAAAAGTTAGTCCTATATCGGCTGCTACTATGGCAATTATGGATAAAAATAAAATGCCTGAAGAAAATGCTCAATTCGGTGATATACCAACAGAAACAAAACCTAAAACAAGAGCAGATATAGCAAAAGATAGAATGATGAATATGGTTTTAAATCCTGAAGATGGTAAATATTACCCACCAGATTCACCAGTTTTGAACAAGTTTAAACCAAATGATTTGAGAAGTGTAAAAGACATATTAGATTCAGGTCAATCAACACAGGCCGCTTCTGCTATGGCAGTATCAAATAACAATGTCAATAATGTAAGTAATAATAGTAATCAAAATATTTACACAGGTAAATTAAATGTTGATGTTGACAACTATGCTGAGAGAGTAAACGACTTTTAGTAAATACCTAATTCTTTTTCAGTAAAGATTTTAAATTCTAAACCATTATCATTACAATAGACATCAGCGGCTTGCCATTTAGCCACATTTTTGATATACTCTAAACTCTCCCTCATAAATGCCTTTGATTTTTTTAGTTTGGGTGTAGGTTTTTTAGTTTGTGCTGATGGTTTTATCTCTATCATATAACGCTTGCCTTTTTTGGTTTTTATGATAAAGTCAGGATAGTAACGGTGAACTTTACGATCAAGTGGATTAACATATGGTATAGCTAATTCTTCACTTGCCCAATATATAATATCCTCATTTTTATCACAATAGACCATAAACTTACGCTCCCAATTTGAACGATAGACTATTCTTGTATGGTCGCCAGCGTATTTGCTAGGGTTGGTGGGTCTGTAAATACCCTTATATGTTGCTCTCTTTTTCATTATAAATATTACTAACAAAGGTTATTTATGGCGAACATACCACTACAACAATTTAGAGCTAATAGATTATTAAATTCTAAATCTAATAATTCTACAGGTAAATTTGTTGATTCTATTACAAATACATCAGCAACAGAAATTACAGATTCAATACAAGAATCAATGAAAAAAGATCCATTGAAATTTGCTGGATTAAGATATCCATTAGATATTGGTAGTGAGGGTTTAGGTCACTATGTTATATTTTATTGTATATCAAATAATTTTGGTAGTGGTACTTCTAGTGACAAAGTAATGGCGGCTAGAGTGGGTTTGGCAAAACCAATTATTGGTCGTGGAGGAGGCGGTAGAGATACAGGTGATCCAGAAATAAAAGATTTAAGGGTTAATCAACAAGGTGTAAATCCAGGATCTCTAAAATCAAACAATAGTGTAATATCAAAATTTCCAACACATAGCGTATCAACAGGTGCTATCGCATTGTATTTACCTCCAGGAGTTAAAGTTAGTTATGGAATGACATATGATACAGAACCTACAGACTTATCAGGACAATTATTAGGAACTATAGGTGAAGCTAAAAACGCTACAGGCGCTTTTGAAAAATTTAAAACATTAGCTGGTGGTGCTGTAGGTGGTGCGGCTACTGAATTGGGTAAAGCAGTTGGTGATTTATTTGGTAATGCTTCAATAGGTGATCCTGTAAAATTAGGTTCAAAGGCATTAGGTATTGCTATTAACCCACACGAAGAACAATTTTTTAATAAACCAAATTTTAGATCATTTAATTATACATTTACATTTTTCCCTAAAAGTGAAGATGAAATGGAAATGGTACATAACATTATATGGTTATTTAAATATCATATGCATCCAGGCTATGACGCTTCATCTGTAGGTGGAAGAGTTTTTAAAGTGCCTTCAGAATTTGAAATATTTTATTATTACAAAAATAATATAAACGATTTTTTAAATAAAATTACAAGAAGTGTATTAGAAACTATGGACGTAACATATGGACCTGAAGGTAAGTTTAGCTCGTTTAATGAATACATTATGAATACAGGTTTAGGAGAAACTATAAAGGGTGCTCCGCCTGTACAGACAAATTTAACTTTAGCGTTTAAAGAAACTACATTTATTACTAAATCAGATATTGAAAGAGGTCACTAATGGCATATTTTGAAAAGTTTCCTAAAATACTATACGACATAGACAACACAAAGAACTATAAACTTGTAACAGATATATTAAGACGAGTTAAAGTAAGAGAGTCAATTAGAGATAATGTCGAATTATTTGACAAATATGATGTAGATAGTGGTGATTCACCTGAAACAATTGCCTACAAGATATATGGATCAGTTAGATATTATTATGTTATACTATTATTGAATAATATAAAAGATAGATACTATGACTGGCCGTTATCATATCAAGCATTTGAGTCATATGTAAAAGACAAATATGCCAACCCGAGTGGTATTCATCATTATGAAATAACACAATCAAGTGGTACAACAACATCAAATGGTCCTGATGACTATGATTATTTAATAGAAGTCAATAGCACACAACCAGGAGCAGTTGCTGTCACTAATTATGAATACGAACAAAGATTACAAGATAAGAAAAGACAAATTAAATTATTAAAACCAGGTTTTTTAAGAGCATTTGAAACAGAATTTGAAAAACTAGTTAGAGTATAAAATGGCAGTTGATGAAAAGAATCCTAATATTATAGAACAGGCCGGTGATTACAATTTAGAAATTTGTAATATACTATCTTATAGACGTAATGATGAGGAAGGTGTAAACTATGAGATGGATTTAGTGTCTGGTGGTGTTATACAATTTTTAGAATTAAAAGAAGACATATTAAGCAATTCAATACTTGGTTCAGTAACAGTATATGATGCACAAGATATACGAACAATACTGCCAATAACAGGTTTAGAAAAGTTAGAACTTAAATTTAATACTCCAGGTCTGCCAGGCTATAACAATGTAAGAGGTGAGGGTTTTCCATTTCAGATATACAAAATAGAAAAAGTAGAAGTAGATCAAACCAATCCTAGAGCACAACGGTATAGAATATTATTTTGTTCGCCAGAGGCGTACAGAAACAGTATTACAAGAGTCAGTCAGGCGTACGCAGGACCAGTAGAGAACGGCGTAAACTCAATATTACGTGACCCATTATATCTAAACTCTAAAAAAAGATTTTTTATTGAACCCACAAACACCAACACAAAGATTGTTGTACCTAATTTTAAACCTTTTAGAGCAATACAACTATTAGGCAAAGACGCCATATCACAGAAATACAACAACGCAGGTTATTTCTTTTATGAAACAACAGACGGCTATCACTTTAGAAGTTTAGAATCTATGATTGCGTCAGGTGGTAATATGCCACGACCTATTAAGTTTAATTACTATTATCAAATTGCCAACTCAAATACAGACAAGAACGTAAAAGATGTAGAAATGGATATGAAAGGTGTGATTAAGTACGAGTTTGAACGACCAGTCAATATGTTAGAAAATGTCAACAAGGGTTTATATGCCTCTAAATTGTTTACACACGACACATTTTACAAGACATACGAAGAAAAGAACTATGACTACTTTGCAGACTTTAAAAACCATTTTCATTTAGAATTTGATAGTGGCGGTGAAAAGGCAAGATTTAAGGGCGTACTACCTATACACCCATACGAAGATACAAGAAAAGACTTTGGACAACATTCAGACGCCAGAGTAATGGTTGAGTCAAACACAAGTAAAATACACAATGATTATGAAATTATAGATCCAAAAGTCACAGTACAACAAAAGAACTCACAAAGACTGGCTATGAACAATATTAATCTATCTCTACAAGTGTTTGGTAATACTGCCATCAACGCCGGAGATGTCATTACCTTTGATATACCTCTTATGCGACCACTTATAGAAGAAGGCGACACACAAGAGTCTAATCCTTTTTATTCTGGCCGATACTTGGTAATGGCAGTAAAACATATTATTAATCCAACACTATTAAGACACGAAATGGTACTAAAGTGTATGAAAGATAGTGTAAACACCGAGTTTGTTGCCGAAACCACAGAATTTACACCTACATTAAAGGATTTTACAAGAAAAGTAGAAAACATCTACGAAATAGATCAAAACTATTACAACGAGAGTATAGGAGATGGATTTTAGAGAGGTATAGAGAATAAGAGAGTTTCCGACGCTTCCGAGCGCTGTGGAGCAGGCCACCAATCAACATATGAGTATATGGCCTACAATATAACACAAATGAAAGTGAAAGGCAAGTAAATAAAGACAATGAACAAATTATATAACAAGATAAGAACTTCATACGGCCACCTCTCCGATAGACTGATAGAGGAATATGATAGAAGACAATATATGAGGTTCTACAAGGGTAAACTAGAAGGCCACGAAGCTAAAGTCAGTCTGGCGACTGCCTGTTTCTATATGGGACAAGGGTTTGGGTATATACGAGGCCTTATAAGTGGTATAAGTAGTAGAATAGGCCATTTGCGTACAGTACGAAGAAATAGGTTAAAATAGCGTATAGTGAGTGAATTAAAAGGCGACAATTATCGGTAAAAATAAAAATGATTACAGACAAAAATTTTCTAGGCCGTAACGGTTTCATCTGGTTCAATGGCGTAGTTGAAGACAGGCAAGACCCTCAATACACTGGCCGTGTGCGTGTACGTTGTATTGGTTATCATACACAAGACAAGATTAAATTACCAACGGCCGATTTACCTTGGGCAACTTGTTTGTTACCTACTACATCAGCCGGCATATCAGGAATTGGCCAATCACCTTCGGCCTTTGTTGAAGGTAGTTGGGTGTTTGGATATTTTAGAGATGAAGACTTACAAGAGCCTATAGTGTTAGGCAGTTTACCTGGCAGGCCGTCTTTATTGGGAAATCCAAATAAGGGGTTTAATGACCCAAATCCAAGGCCAGATGACGCAACAAAGTCGGTCTATCCACGAGAGGTAGATGAGCCAGATACCAATAGGTTGGCGGTAAATAATCCAGACAAAGAGGCAGCGTCATTGACGACACGAAAGGCCGATAGGATTACCAATATTGTAGGAGTAAATAATACTTGGTCACAACCTGAAATTGATTATGCGGCCGTTTATCCATACAATCACGTTTACGAAAGTGAGTCTGGCCATATAATGGAATTTGATGATACGGACACCAAAGAACGAATACACCTACGTCACAAGTCAGGCACCTCTATTGAAATGACAGCAAACGGTGATACCATTGAAATAATAAAAAACGACAAGTACATCTTAATCACCAACGACAACAAGGTCTATATACAAGGCGACAAAGATGTCATAGTTAACGGCGACTACGACTTAAAGATAAACGGTAACTATAATGTGGCCGTAGCAGGTAATAAAACAGAAACCATAAGTGGTACAAAGACAAGTAACACAACTGGAGCAGTAATACATACAGGCTCTACAATAGACTTAAACCCTTAGCTTATATATGGCCGTGTTTTTTATGGCTCGAAAACCTGTGGTGGAAAAGTGCTTATGCAAACTAGAGCGGCTTGCTAAACTATAAATGTAATAAAGATGTTAATAGATATATTGGAGGCCATATTTAAATGGCCACCTTGTAGAGTTTCTATATCTTATACATAGTGGTGTTGAACCATCAGGAAAAGCTCCTAGGTCCAGCTGGTAAGTAAAATACACTTCCTTTTACACAATTTTTTCCTCGGATAAAAATACACGTAGGAAGACGACTTTATCTCCTAAATATTAAAGTAATATTATTCTACATTCCCCTTAACAACTGGCCTGTTACTTACAAAGGACATACTACTATGGCAAAATGGCCTAAGAGTTTTACTCTACCTTATCTAAAAAAGAAGGCACCAAAGATACCTGATTACACTTGTATTCAAATAGATGATATAATAGAAAAGTTAGAACATTTACAACAAAATGATAAACGACTTACAAAGGCACAAGTTACACGGTTACGTAATAGTCTGGAGAAGTTACGTAGTTCTAACAATAAACTACGACAAAGTGGTATATTCTGGTATGAAAACATTAAAAAGATACTATTAAGAATTAAGCCTTAGAGGCCACTTAACCACCGGAAACTCGGAAAAAATCTCTTGCCATTCTATAAATATTGAAGTATAAAGAGAGAGAATTATGGCGTCAATCGTAGAAAATAAAAAGTATGGTGAAAACCATAGAGTTATATTAAAAGATAAGCCTGTAAATAGTGCCTTGTTTAAAAAAGAGGGTTATGTGCCAGGTAAATCTGTGTTTTTAATTATACGTAGAAAAGTTAAGGCCAATAAGTTTATAGAATTGGCCAAAGGCAATAAATCCATTGTACTTAAAGATAGTAAAAATAAGATTGTGTTAATTGAAGGATCTGAAAGTTCTATTAACGGTTCATTTAATCACTATACGGCCAACGCCAAATCAAAAACCAATGTATTGACTGAAATAAAAGAATTAGTATCAATGCATCTATTTGAAAGTTATATTGAAACAGGCCGTACTTTAAAAGAGGAACAAGTTAAATCAATGGTGGGAAAAATTAAAGGTGTGTATGAAACATTGTTTGATAGTTTTTATTATGAAAGTGCTTTAAAGCAATTAAATGAATTAAAAAAGTATAAACTAAAAAAAGGTTATCATTACGAAAGACAAAAAGGTCCAATGACCAATGAGTTATATAAACTAGCTCGTGGGTTAACGGGTAAATTAGATGATAACTGGAATCCAGGTGATGTATGGATGATACGTAAAAATTATAATATGAAACCTTTATTAAATTCTAAATCGGCCAATGAGTTAAATGGTGAATTAACAAAGGCCTTTAAAAAAAGAGATGTTATTCCTATTTCACTTAAACAAGTAGAAAAGCCAAGAGCAACTTCTTCTATTATTGACCCGAGTAAATTAATGACACAAAAGTTAGATTTAGATTTAAAGTTTGATAGAGTGGATTTATCAGAAAGTTTTAATAATTTTATTGTTATAACTAAATCTGGTTTTGCTGTTCGTGTGGGTTTTAAGGCAAGTGCTACTACATTAAACGTTTCATTAGAAGGCCGTTTTATTGGTGCTGGTTTTCAAACAGGCGCCGTTGATGCTAAGGCTTATACAAAATATGTAGATGAAGAATATAATTACAAATTAAGAGGTGGTGGTGTAAATCAATCAAGTTATAGTGTAGCACAAAGAGAATTAAAAGAAATGTTTAGTAAGTATAAACGATTGTCAAATACAATTGAAAACTATGATGAGGCCATACGATTGTTTAAAAGAGGTGACAAACTAGTACAAGATAGATTTGCCAACTTAATGAGTTATATGTATTCTTTTTTAATGAAACCAAAGTCTTTTGAAAATCATATGAAGTTTAATTACTTTACATCCAAAAAACTTACAACGGATAGTAGTATTTACCTTATCATACAATAGTATTAAACTTTTGTTACAATCACTTTTCTAGTTCTAAATATTTTTTAGATGAGGTCTTCATTTAAAAAACTAATCAAAAAGGTCAAAGAAATGGAATTAGGGAATCCTATAATCACTACCCTTGTAGGTCTAGTGGTATTTTATATTGGTTTGAAAATGTTTTCAGGTGGAATGAAATCAATGGGTAATTTAGATCACTTATCTTATTTTACACACAATACAGTTTATATGTTTTTTGGTGGTATCATTATGACATTACTTTGGCAATCATCATCACTATCAACGACAGCAATCATAGCTCTTGTTGCCTCTGGTGCCGTTCCATTACCAGCGGCCATAGCCGCCGTATTAGGGGCAAACATAGGTACAACAGGTACAATATGGATTGCTGGATTTTTAGTATCTGATGGAATACCACAAGGAATTACAAGACATATCGCTTTAGCACATACTGGTGTAAATTTGATAATGGCGTTTACATTACTTCCATTTGTCAAACAAATCGCAAACTTCTTATCAAAATTTTAACATTGACATTTATACAGATATGTGTTATATTCATAGTTGATATGTTTTAGACACATATCTGATATAAATAATAATACACGTTCAGCCATATGGCCGGAAGTAGGCAAATGCCGAAGGAACGCACCTAACTTTAAAAAGGAGGGTGTTATGGAAAGACATACAAGATTACTTACAGGTTATAGTAAGTCTAAAGAGCTTGAGAAAAAAACAAAAGCTTTGTTTAGTGCCAGAAAAGAAGTTGACATCAATGCTGGTGGAACATCTGGTTACATTGTTAAACACGGACCAAACAAAGATAAAGTCTTAGCTCACACAAAAGTTAAATCCACAAATAATTGGTAAGTGTATAAATAACTATACCACACCACGAGAGAGCGTAGCTCTCTCATAGAGAGGTGCTTACCTCCACACACAAGCACCTCTCACTTTAACAATCAACAACAAAGAAACTGGTACAGACGGATTGAATCGAACAATCAACCTCTGGTTCCACAAACCAGCGCTCTAACCAATTGAGCTACGTCTGCTTAAAAGAAATACGTGTAAACTAATCCTATAATAGTTACACTAGCTAAAACAACATTAGTTGTAATTAAGGCGGCTTCTTTCCACATAACTGAAACAGCCAACCATACAAAGCCACCTAATAAATTCATTAAAGGTCCATATGGATAGATATTAAGTGAATTAAGAGCGGCGCCGATAATTAATAGGCCTGTCGCTATCCATTTTAAATAATAATCTATTTTATATTTTTTTGTATTCAAAGTGTATCCAACTTTCTGTTTTCTCTTTTGAGTTTGTATATATTTTCATACCTGGTCCGTATTCATTATTACAGGCAAAGATGGCGGCATCCCAATCATTATCAAACTCTTTTAAAATCTTGCCGTCTTTTGTAACTTGATATTTTATCATCTGTAATAAATGGCAAAAGTATCAGCATAGGCCATATGAACATAATCCCTTGGCCGTCTATAACCTGGTTTTGAATTGCCTCTATATCTTATTCTTAAAGGTTTTACTTTTTTAGAAAACTCTTTAAACAAAGGCAGATACTTCATTGGTATGCCTTTGGCTATTCCTTTCTCTAAAGGGTGGCCTTTATATTTTTTAGCAATACTATTACTAACCTTTTTTAGTTTTTGGTAATAATCAGTATTCATAACTTTATCAGCGTACAACATTATGCTACCTCCAACATTGTCATTGGTACTCTATAGATTCTGCCTGATAAATCAACCAGACATTTACTATTCATAATTTTGGTAATTACACCAGGCGTCTTTTTAGTTTTTTGTACAACATTCACCTTTGTGCCAACCTTCATTTCGTTTTTAACTTTAGACTTGATTAATACATCAATCATAGCCTTGGTATCATTTAATTGAGTGATACTCATTTTGTTTAGTGTTTCTATCATCATAGTGTTTTCTCCTTTATTATTTTATTTTAAATATAATGGACCTGTCCATTGAATTGGATAGTTACCTGTTAATACATTTCCTCTTGGTGAGTTTAAAGCAGGAGCATTCCAACCAGCCGCTTTTAATATATCACCTTTTTTAAAATGTTTAAAGTCTTCTTTAGCAATAAAACAAAAAACACCAGTATCTTGTACAACTTTAATATACTTTTTACCGAATGAAACTCTTGTTTTCATATCCCAATTGTCAACTTGTTCTTTAGAATAACCAGTAAGTTCTTTGCCACCCATTGTTGACATTCTTACATAGTCTTGTTTAGCACCAGCCATTAAGTTTTTAATTCCTTCGTCTAGTGTATTTGCTGTTTTTTCTACTTTTATCATAGTTTAGTCTCCTTTTTTAAGTGTTAATATGGTTAGTATACCACAAATCATAGCAATTGTCAAGCAAATAAAAAATGCTGTCCAATTTTCGTTTCCAATACAGGCGCCACCACAATCTTCAATGGCGCCAGCAGCTAATATTAATGAAACAATAGTAGTAATAGATAAAATATTTGTCATTATGCTACTTTCTTTTCTTCTTTGTTAATAATATCAATATATTTTTGTATATCAATTGTTCTATACATAGATTGATTATAGATTGAAGATATTTTCATCACAGGTTTTTGACTAGAAATATATTTCTTCGTTCTATTGAAAGGTCTGATAGTTTCTTTCACAACATATGAAGGCGTAACACTATCATAATTAATGAAATAATAAGTTTTATTACTATCATTTTTCATTTTTGTTACTTTATTAACTAAATCATAATCATTTTTATCAATATACTTAATTGATTTTAAAAGTGATAATGATATATTGTGTTTGTTTTTTTCTTTTTTGTTTAACATTGTGTTTTCCTTTGTTTTTGTTGTCATTACTCGTCCAATATACCAGATAAATACATAAAAGTCAAGCAAAAAAAGCAAAAAAAATGAAGAAAAATCACATTTTTTTGTTATTTGTTCTTATTTTGTTCTCTTCCTGTGTTAAAAATGTTGAAAAATGTCGTTTTTTGCCAGGAGTTGAGCTAGAATCACAAAAAAAAGACGAATCACAAGAAAAAAAAGAAAATACCGAAGAAAAAATTAGAGATTTATTAAAAAACGGAAAACCGAAAGCAGAAATAAGCTGTAATTTTTAAGATAAATATTAATAATGACAAAAAAAATTCAGAAATGTCAAAATTGTGGGCACGATTGCCATTGTGGCGGCCATTGTATGAAAAATTATGATGGAAACGGTGAAATTTTGTGTTGTAGTTATTGCCGACACGAAAAAAATAATGATTTTGATGAAAATGAAGTAACATACGATTCAATGGATTATGATTCGTTTAATGGAGTATAAAAATGGCAAAAATGAGAGAGTTCTTATTTTGGAACGACAAAGGACAAGAAGAAAAAAACGAAAATACAAGTTTTAAGAAGGCCGTAAAGTCTATACAAGAAAAATTTAAAAATCAACTTGTTGGATTTGAGTATATTAGTAAAAAAGGCAAAAAGGTTGTAAGTTCAATTCAATTACCTCTTGGAAGAAAAAAGAAATTAGGTAAATAATGGCGAAATTATCAAAAGGTTTTGTAAAACACGAAAGAATGCCTAAAAAGACTTCACAAGGCACAAGTAAAAAAGTTAAAAAAAGTTCAATGAACAAACATAAAAAACGTTCATTTAAAGTTTATAACAAACAAGGTAAATAATGTTAACAGGTGAGTTTGTCATAAGAAGAAATGGCAAATTAGAGAAATATAATAAGTTTAATGATATACCAAGTAGTTTTGAACACGTAATATCATTTAAACCTGATTATCCACCTGAACCACATACCGAAGAACAACATAATCAAATGTCAAAGTTTGATGATTATTTAAAGGAGTTAATGACACGTGCCAGCGGTAACTAGAATAGGTGATGCAGATGTGGCTCATTGTTCAGGAATGACAAGAGCTGAAGGATCTCCAAACGTAAGAGTAAATAGTATTCCTGTTTCACGTCAAGGTGATAATAACACATCACATTTATTACCAGCAGCTGTGTGCCCACCTCATACAGCACCTATTGCTGTAGGTTCAACTACTGTTTTTATCAACGGTAAAGGTTGTGGAAGAGTTGGTGACGCTATATCTGGTTGTACTAGTGTGGCTGAAGGTTCTTCAAATGTTTTCGCTGGATAGTGTATAAATATTACTACTATGGCAAGTTATGACGCTTCAAGCACAAATAAGAGTAAAAGAAGTAACAAAATCTATTCAGATTTGGATTTAAACTTTACAAGAAATCCTGTTACAAATGATATACCTAAAGTTGAAGATGTTGACGCTGTAAAAAGAAGTGTTAAAAATTTGATACAAACTAATTTTTATGAGAGGCCTTTTCATCCAGAATTGGGTAGTGGAGTTAGAGGTCTACTTTTTGAAAATTTTACACCTATAACAGGTATATTTTTAAAAAGAAAAATTGAAGAAATTATTAAAAACTATGAACCTAGAGCTTCATTACAAAATGTAACTGTGGATGATGAACCTGATAAAAATAGATTAAAAGTTTCTATTTACTTTTATGTAGTGGCTACAAACGAACCAGTTGTTGTAACAACATTTTTAGAAAGATTAAGATAAAATGGCAAGTAATAAATTAACAGTTTCAGATTTAGATTTTGATTTAGTAAAACAAAATTTAAAAACATTTTTACAATCACAATCAGAATTTCAGGACTATGATTTTGAAGGATCAGGTTTTTCCATACTTTTAGATTTATTAGCTTACAATACACATTATCTAGGTTTTAATGCTAATATGTTAGCAAATGAAATGTACTTAGATAGTGCCGACATTCGAAAAAATATTGTGTCATTAGCAAAGATGTTAGGTTACACTCCTACTTCAGCAAAAGCTCCTTCAGCTTCATTAAATATTTTAGTCAATAATGCTTCAGGCGATTCCATTACAATGGCCAAAGGAACAGTTTTTACAACAAGTGTAAACGATACTTCTTATCAATTTGTTACTAATGCTTCTCACACACTAACGCCCACAAATGGTGTTTATCAGTTTTCTAATATTCCTGTTTTTGAAGGTACTTTAGTAACTTACAGATACACAGTTAATACATCCGATCCTGACCAGAGTTTTATAATACCTAGTAATAGAGCAGACACAACAACTTTAAAAGTACAAATTCAAAACTCATCATCTGATTCAACAACAGCGACATATACTTTAGCTACAGGTTTTACAAGTTTAGATTCAACAAGTAGAGTTTATTTTTTACAAGAAGTTGAAGATGGTAAGTTTGAAGTTTATTTTGGAGATGGTGTTATAGGCCGAGCATTAAGTGATGGTAATATTGTAATATTAGAATATATTGTTACAAATAAAACTGAAGCTAATGGTGCTTCAACTTTTGCTTTGTCAGGTGCTATTGAAACTTTTTCAGACGTTACAATTACTACAGTTTCAAGTGCTCAAGGTGGTGCTGAACCACAAAGTAAAGAGTCAATTCGATTTAATGCTCCTTTACAATATGCTAGACAAGATAGAGCAGTTACAACAGGTGATTATGAAACACTTGTACAAGAATTGTATCCTAATGCTCAATCAGTTTCAGCTTGGGGTGGCGAAGATGATGAAACGCCAATTTATGGTGTTGTAAAAATTGCTATTAAGGCCGCTTCAGGTTCTACTTTAACAGACGCAACTAAACAATCTATTGTAACACAATTAAAAAAATTCAATGTGGCTTCTGTAAGACCAGAAATTGTTGATCCAGAAATTACAAAAATACTTTTAACATCAAACATAAAGTATGATGAAAAGGCAACTACCAAAACAGCTGACACTTTAGAGTCTGAAGTTTTAACTGCTATTTCAAATTACAATAAAGACACATTACAAAAATTTGATGGTGTGTTTAGACATTCAAAAATTACAGGTTTAATAGATGATGCTGATACAAGTATTTTATCAAATGTCACAAGTTTAAAAATTAGAAAAACTCTTACACCGACTATTGGATCATCCACAAGATATGACATTTATTTCAGAAACGGTATTTTTAATCCACATACAGGTCACAAATCTGGTACAGGTGGTGTAATCAATACATCAGGATTTAAAGTGACAGGTGATACAACAAATGTTTATTACCTTGATGATGATGGACAAGGTAATGTAAGAAGATATTATCTTGTTTCTGGAATTAGAACATATGTAAATAATACACAAGGTACTGTTGACTATACAACAGGTCAAATTACAATTAACTCTTTAGATATTGCTTCAATAGAAAATATTAGAGGTTCTGCTTCGTCTGTAATAGAGGTTACAGTTGAGCCTGCTTCTTATGATATTGTTCCTGTAAGAGATCAGATTTTAGAAATAGATACAGCAAATTCAACAATCACAGTAGAGGCAGATACCTTTGTTGGAGGTTCCGCTGACGCTGGTGTAGGTTACACAGTAACATCTAATTACTAATGGCAACTTTTAAAGACAAAATATCAAAACTGATTAATAGTCAGGCTCCAGAGTTCGTTGTTGAACAACACCCTAAATTTTTAGAGTTTGTAAAAACATATTACACTTTTATGGAATCTGCCGAGTTAGATGTAACTTCGGTACAAACTACAGACGGTATTCAATTAGAAACAGAAACAGCACAAACAAATGCTTTGTTATTAGATGGTTCTCGTATTGATTCTGATAGAACACAATTAGACGCTGGTGATAAAATCATTTTAGAAAGTTCAGCCTTTGGTAAATTTACAAGAGGTGAAACTATCACAGGTCAAACTTCAGGCGCTACGACTACAGTTCTTGCTGAAGATTTAAATAATGGCCGCTTGTTTATTTCAGCACAAGATAAATTTATTATAGGTGAAACAGTATTAGGTGCTTCTTCAAACGCAAGCGCTGTTATTAATAACTACAGTCCAAATCCTGTAACTAATATACAAGAATTATTAAACTTTAGAGATCCCGATAAAGTTATTTCAAACTTTTTAACAAAATTTAGAAATGAATTTTTAAATACATTACCAGAAAATTTAAATGCTGGTGTTAATAAAAGAAACCTTATTAAAAATGTAAAATCACTTTATAAAGCAAAAGGTACTAATAGAGGCCACGAATTATTTTTTAGATTACTATTTAACGAAGATTCTGAAATATTTTATCCTAGAGAACAAATGTTACGTGTTTCTGACGGACAATGGGACACACAAAAAGTTTTAAGAGCTATATCAACGACTGGTAATACAATTAATTTAGTAGGTCGTACTATTACAGGCCAAACTTCAGGTGCAACTGCTATTGTTGAATCAGTAAAAAAACTTATTTTAGGTAATCAAATAATTTCTGAATTTGTTATTAATGATGGTTCTTATGATGGAACATTTTCTATAGGTGAAGAAATTAGAGGAACATCTTCAGACACAGACGATTATTTTATTAAAGCAAATATTACAGGTATACCCGGAACAAAAACAACAATTAATGATGGTAATCTTTACTCATATACAGATTTAATTTCTGTAAATGGAGGAGGGACTGGTGCTAGATTTTCTATAAATGATATTGGTTCTGGAGGTATTACTGAAATAATTGTTGATGACAGTGGTTTAGATTATTCTATGGGTGATAATTTAGTTTTTAATAATATAGGAACTCAAGGAGTTAATGCATCTGGATTTGTTTCAGTTGTCAATGGTGGGTTTACGCAAGAAACTTCAACATCAACAACAGAAGATCATATTGTATTAGAAGATGAAACTACAAGTGATGATACATATTCAGGAAATAAAATAGTACAAGAAGAAGGAACTGGTGTAGGAGATATTACAGATGTTTATATAACAAATTCTGGTTCTGGATATATTTCTTTACCTCTAGTATCGATTACATCTTCATCTGGTGTAGGTGCAAAATTATTAACTTATGGATCTGAAATAGGAAGAATTATAGGAATAAAAACAAATGAATTAGGAGAAGGTTATGAAAATTCTCCATCACCTCCTACTTTAAGTTTTTATCAAAATTTAATTTTAACTACAGTAACAGGAAATTTTAACATAAATGACACAGTTACAGGTAGTTCTTCAGGTACTACGGGAACAATAGTTAACTATGATAGTGATAGAAATTTATTAAAACTTAAAAATGTAACAGGTAATTTTTCGATTGAAGAAACTATAACATCTTCAAGTGGCGGTAGTTCAGTTTTAAACAAATTAGATGTTGCAAATATTAGCGTAAACATTGTTTCTGTAGGTGATACAGACGGTAAGTTTTTAAACGAAGATGGATTTGTTTCTGAACAAACAATGAAGATACAAGATAGTTTATACTATCAGGACTTTTCTTATGTATTAAAAGTTGGTCAATCAATTAATAGTTGGCGTAATTCTTTTAAAAAGACAATGCACACCGCTGGTTTTTATTTTACAGGACAAGTTGATTTAACAAGTAGATTAAATTTACAAATTAAGAGAATTACTGGAATTAATTCTGGAATTACAGAAATTCTAAGAAATATTTTAACAAAATTATATTCTACAATTGTAGGAAGAAGATTAGGAACTGAAACTGATGGAACAACTTTAAGAACAAATCCTGAATTAGCTGTATCAGCAGATTTTGATACTAGTACTATTACTCCATTTGATAAAACAACAAGAGATGTTACTTTAAAAACACAACCTATAAATATAGATTATGTAAGTAGAGTGAGAAGAAATTTATCTAATTCATTGGGTGACTTAGTAAATGTAAGACAAGGATTTGCATACGCTGGACCAAGATTTGGTGTTTTAAATAGATTTGCTAATACTGCATTTGGAGTTACTGCAAACAATTCTTTTAGTAGTAGTGGTATTACTTTTCAAATATTAAATGATATTAAAGTTCAAGGAACTAGAACATCTTTAGACGGTTCAAACGCAATCTTTTTAATGACTTCCAATGAAGATGGAAGAAAACTTAAAACAAATTTTACTATACCTGCTCAGGTTGGTGTTATTTCACAATCAACAATGGATCAAACTTCCATAACATTTGATAACACTAATAATACAATGGATGCTGGATAGTATATAAATAGTAAGAGAGAGTTATGACAAAACAAACAATAAATATCGGAACTATACAAAATGATGGTACAGGTTCAACATTACGTGATGCTGGTGATCTAATTAATGATAATTTCAATGAAATTTATACAGCAATAGGTGATGGTACAACATTAAATTCAGATGTACTAACAGCATCATCTACACATACTTTAACAAACAAGTCAGGAAATATATCACAATGGACAAATGATACTGGCTATATAACTTCAGTTTCAGAAACAAATGATTTAACATCATCTGTTACTTGGGCAGATGTGCCTGATGTTAACATAACTCAAAGTTCAGTAACACAACACGAAGCTGCTTTATCTATAACTTCATCACAAATAAGTGATTTAGCAAGTTCTACAATATCATTTACAAATAAAACATTTGACGCAAATGGCACTGGTAACTCAATTTCAAATATAGAAGTTGCTGACTTAGCGTCTGGTGTTTTAGATACAGATTTAAACACAGTTTCATCATTACATAATACTCTTGCTTCAGCAAAAGCAATTAAAACTTATGTTGATACAATTGCTTCTGCTGGTATTCATTACCATGATCCTGTAAGAGTAGAAGCTATAACAAATCTAAACGCAACTTATAATAACGGTACTTCAGGTGTAGGTGCAACGTTAACAAACAATGGAACTTTAACAGCTATAATTATAGACGGTATTACTCTAAGTACAAACGATAGAGTTTTAGTTTACAATCAAACTAACGCTGTTCATAATGGTATTTACACAGTAACAACTGTTGGTGATGGAGCAACTGCTTGGGTACTTACAAGAGCAACTGATGCTGATAGTTATGGTGTTTCTGATCCTGATGCTTTAGGAGAAGGTGATGCTTTCTTTGTGGGTGAAGGTAACACTGGTGCTGGTGAATTGTATGTAATGAATACTGAAGGTACGATTACTTTTGGTACTACAAATATCAATTTCTCCCAAATTTCAACATTACCAGCTTTTACAGGTGGTGATGGTATAGATATTACAGGAACAATTTTTTCCGTAGATTATGATGATAATACAATCAATGTCAATTCAGGAGTATTGCAAGTTAAAAATGGTGGAATTACCTCAACTCAACTGAATGGTGCTGTAAATTTACAAATTTTAGACTCATCCGGAAGTGTCTTAAAATCATTATATGGAACAGGAACTTAATTTAAAACATTAAAAGAAAGTGTATAAATATACAATATAGAGAAAAATTATGCCAGCAATTATAACAAATAAGTTTAGATTAAATAATGCGGAACAATTTCATGAGTCTTTCTCAGAACCCGCAAATAACATATACTATCTAGGTATTGGAAGACCTCAGGCTTGGGGTACCTTAACTAGAGCTGATGGACGTACTGATTATGAGGGTACAGATTCAAATCCTACAACTCCTGGTGATACAGTAGTTAATGAATTTTATACATTTGATGAATTAACTGCGGCTAAAAGAATTACAGGATCAGATATTTCTTTTGTAATTCCAAGAAGAAACTGGACATCTGGTACAGTTTACGATATTTACAGACATGATTATGGAGAATATACAACTGGTTCTACTTCAACTAGAATAACATCTACTAGTGGTGCAATTACTTTATTCGATTCTACTTTTTATGTTTTGTCGTCAGATAGAAACGTTTATAAGTGTTTAGATAATAATAATGGTGCAACAGTCAATGATGAACCTACTGGAGTATCGACAACTCCTATTACAACTACAGACGGTTACATATGGAAATATATGTATACCTTATCTGCTGCTCAACAATCTAATTTTCTATCAACAGATTTTATGGCAATTCCTACAAATGCAAATGCAGGAACAGATCATTTAAACGTAATATCTAATGCTATTAATGGTGCAATAGATATTATTAAAATCAAATCTGCTGGTTCGGGTGGTACAAACGGAACATTTTCAAATATTCCAATAAGAGGTGATGGATCAGGCGGACTATGCGAAGTTGTAGTTTCGGGTGGTTTAGTATCTTCAGTAACCGTAACAACTGCTGGTGTAAATTATACATTTGCAACAGTAAGTAATGCTCAAATTGTTGCCGCTGGTGCTACAGGTTTATCTGGCGCTGAATTAGATGTAATCATTCCTCCAAAAGGTGGACATGGTGCAAATGCTTTAGAAGAATTGGGTGGTTTCTTTGTGATGTTAAATACTTCATTAGAAGGTAGTGAATCTGCAAATACAGGAGACTTTTCTGCTGTAAACGATTTTAGAAAAATTGTTTTGTTAAGAGATCCTACAAAAAATTCTTCTGCTGTAACATCAACAACAGCCAGATTAACAAAGGCAATTAAAATTGCTGCTTCACCAACACCAGGTACATTTACAGTTGATGAAGAAATTAATCAAGCAACAACAGGTGCTGTTGGTAAAGTTGTAGAATGGGATTCAACAAATAATATTTTATATTACATTCAGACAAGACATAGTGATGCTGGTATTGACAGTAACGGTAATTTAATTGATTTTTCTGGTGCAAACGTAATTACAGGACAAAGTTCAAGTGCAACAGGCACACCCGACACATCTGCTTCATCAACAGTTAATAATGTTATTTTTGCTTCAGGATATTCTGTACCTGAAATCGACCACGATACAGGAGATGTTTTATATGTTGAAAATAGAACACCAATATCAAGAGCTGTAGATCAAACAGAAAATATTAAACTGATTATAGAATTTTAACATACATAGGGATAGAAATGGCCACAAAAACTGATTTTAATATTAGTCCGTACTTTGATGATTATTTAGAGTCAAAAAGATTTCATAAAATTTTATTTCGTCCTGGATTTGCTGTTCAAGCAAGAGAATTAACTCAAGTACAATCAATACTTCAAAATCAAATTAAAAGATTTGGAGATCACATATTTAAAGATGGCGCTCAAGTTATTCCTGGTGAAATACAATATATAAACACTTATCATTTCGTTAAACTTTCAACATTTTCAACTTCAA